TACTATTGCACGAGGTCAAGGGGGTCAAGGTTGGATAACGGTAGGCGGGGGGTATAAACGGGGCTGTTGGGTTAAAATTATCGCATTTTCGGATAGATTTTTGAAATAATTTGCATATCTCCCTTGGCTTATCAAATTACTTGCATTATTAGTCCTTGCGTGATACAATAGACCTATGATACTATATAAAGGAACAATAAGACTATGAACAAACCAGTTTATATTTCAGTACGAGTCGACCGAGCAACAAAGGATAGACTTGAAACCATCAGTGAAGTATTAGGAGTAACCAAGAGTGAAGCAGTGCGCAAGGCTATCCTATATTATTTTGAGAACGCAGAAGAGGATTAACACATGACAATCAGTAACATCATTGGCTTATTACAGACAGCGGTTGGCGTATCATTGGCTATTGGGTTGGGGTATACAGTAAGCAATTGGTTTAAGACACTGGCTACTTCAGCTAAGAATGAACGTGTCAAGTTTGCATTAACCACAGCCAGCCAAGTTGTATTAAAGGCGCAGGAACTTATTGGTAATGGTTCAATACAACAAGCAGACGCCGTATCAAACCTATTGAAGCGTATTAAAGATAATGGGTATGAGAAGTATTTCACAGAAGAACAAGCATCGGCGTATGTTAAACAAGCTTACGCAACGAATAAAGCAAATGGAACGCTAGGTACTGTGAAGCCCAATGTGTCTGATGAGCAATTGAAACAAGCCGAGGCGCTTATTACAAGAACAAACCAAACCGGATTTACTACTACCAAAACACCCGCACAATAAGGAGAAAAATACATGGTTTACAGTAAACACGAGTGGCAAAGCGGTGAATTGATTACGTCAGCTAAATTAAATAATATTGAGAATGGTATATATCACTCAACATTATATAATAATGTTAAAGAGTTTGGCGCTACCGGAGATGGGGTAACAGACGATTCGTCAGCTTTCCAAAAAGCTATTGATGCTGCTTATGCTAATTTTGCTAATTTAGCAAACAAAGAAACCATTACTGGAAGCTTTGAAGTTGATATTCCGAGTGGTGTTTATGAAATAAGCAGTACACTAGTGTTACCTCCGATGGTTAAGTTGAAAGCCATAGGCTTTGTACAATTGAAGTATAACGGCAAGTCAGGAACGCCATGCATTTGGGTTAAACAAAAAGATGATGTTTCAAAACATTCAGATAGTATAGTTTATAAGCAGGGATACACTAGAGGAAACATCATTGACGGCGGTTCAGGCGGTTTAATGATTCTAAGAGATGGTCCAAAAGATTGTATTGGCTTAGCTGTTGGAAATAACACTGATTTAGGTGGAAATTTCCCAGTATCAAGATATTCAATGCAAGGAGTGATGATTACTGGTTTTGATGAGGGTATGCACTGGTACGCAATTCATCATTATATTGGGAACTATTACAGTTTTCATTTAGAAGGTAACAACACAAATCTGATGGTTGGCGATGACGATATTGCACTGAATGATTCGAACGAAAATTTTTCCTTTTATTCATCAGTTTTTGCAGCAGCCAAAACAGCAGTTTATACAAAAACTGCTTGGGATATTAATTTTTTTGGTTGTTCATTTGATTTTAATACTGTAGTTTTCAAAGACTCAAGTGATTGGGGAAAAATTAATCTTGTGGGGTGCCATCTCGAGAATAATTATCATGGAATATTGCAAAAAAAACTATCGAATTATACTTATACTCTTACTTTAAAACAATGCAGAATTCTTTTATCAGGCAACAAGCTTTTTGAAGGTAAAGGAAATGTGACGATACGAGACAGTAACTTCATCGAACAGTCTTTCCAAACAATTGACTCGCTTGCAGATGATACGATTTATTTGGAAGAGTCTAACAGTGTATACCAAGATAAGGAAGTTATATTCAAACTTATTGAAACCCTATCAAAAGATGGAAATATGATAGATAGAGACGTATCAGCCTTTCTTCAGTATGGTGAAACTAATGCAAAGCCTCTTCCAAAAACGACCTATAATGGGAAGCCAGCGCTCCTAGTTTCCAGTTCAGGAACTAGTTTTAGTACCAGCATCGGTCTGGGCGTTTTGGAAGATGTACAGCCTTTTAAACATACCATACATGCAGCTATTAAATATGTATGTAATCATAGTTCAGATGATTATAATTTATTTTTTGGCATTGCTGGTAATAATAAGTACAAAGGGTTCAGAGACCAAGTAACAATTTTTTCTAAGACACCAGTGGCTGCTAAAAACGTTGAAACTCTAGCTAGTCAAAAAACAGATTATGACGCGTCTTCTTTTGACACCAAAGGAATTAGACCGTACCTTAAGATTAGTACCAAAGACGGTATTGACGCTAGCGATTTTAAATTTTACGTTGAAAATGTCCATATTAAAATTGATTAATCTTCTAGATAATTAGTGGTAGTTATCTAACAAATGACGGATTACCATCATAATAAGTAACTTAGGTTAAATAAAGGATAAAAATATGACATATATAATTAAACAAGATATCGTAGTACCCAATAGATACGTATACAACACAAGCCAATTACAACCCGGCTTTCATCAAATTCATCTACACTCAACTGGCAATCCCAACTCATCTGTACAAAACGAACGAGACTACTTGGCAGGGCATTATAACACAGCTAACTATACACACTTAGTTGGAATTACCAATGGTCAGGTAGATATTCGACAAGTGATGAATACAAACGGTGGTGCATGGGACGTTGGTGGAGATTGGAATTGGGAGACTTGGGGAGCAATTGAGTTTGTCGAGGGTTCTATCAAATCACAAGCAGACTTTAATAAAGCATATCCAGCGTACATTTGGTTGGCTCGTTACTTGGCAAAACAAGCGGGCATTCCTTATACGATTGATACGCCAAATATTTCGGGTATCAAAACTCATAATTATGCTTCGGCTACTGGTCATGGTTCTGATCATGTTGACCCAATCCAATTCTTAGCAAAACGGGGTGTTAGTCGTGATAAACTGAACCATGATATTGTTTATGGAGTTGGTAATGACAGCTCACCAATCGTTGCACCATCACAACCAGTACCACAATCTAAACCAGCACCTAATCAGCCAGTCTCATCAGCTATCCAACAGTTCAAAAACGCTGGAAATCACTTTACTAATACCAAGCCCTTCAAGGTTGATAAGATTGTTAAAGACTATGACGGCAACTATCAAGCAATTAGCTACTGGCTGGCTGGTGGTACTGACGCGGATATGACTTTAAATGGTATCCCACTGGCCATTTTAGATAATGTAACTCGTGGTAATAATGCACCAAGTCAAAACGGAGATTATATGCGTTTCGCTGCTGGTTATGACAACGGTACGATTGATAAGTACGACACAGCGACCAATGGTGTTGGTATTGTATTTGGTAAGTACGGTATCATCTGGTTTAACGCAGACGCATTTATTAAATTGTAATTGAATAACGCTAAACAAAAGCTGATTTAATAAATTGGCTTTTTTATTTTGAAAAAGTGTTGACAATCAATACATGACGTGTTACAATTAATACATAAGTTAAAGGAGGTCACAAAAGATGACAAAATATATAGCTTACATGGTAGAACTTGACGGTATTACTTATTATATGGATAGTATTGATATGCAACTCACCGCTAGTAATTTCACATTAACACGCCAATACACAGGTAATCATTATGACCCAGCCTATCTCAAACGCCAAGCTTCGTTTAAGGTTAATCGATTGATATTTGGCAGATTAAGCAAAACATTTAAAAGCGTTAAAGTGTTTGCAATTAGAGATGATGGCACACAGGAGCAATTATAATGCTATATGAACAAAACTTACCACTAACAAGAGCATATAATGAGAAACAAGCCAAGCAAAAACAACGGTTTGATAAGTCATTTAACCGATTACGACAAAAACAGAAAGCTACGATTGACAAACGTTTATCAAGAATACTAGAATATATCAATCGCACAAATGAAAAAGATATTCAGGTCATTGCTTATCATATTGGCGTATCTATGTCAACTATTAGAGCAGATGTGAAGCGTTTACATTTAGACATTGAAAGAGGTAAATTAGTATGAGTAAGGTAAGGCGTGATAAACATAAAGCATTAGTTTTTTGGTCTCAAATCGGTAAGGCACTAGATCGAGTTGATAATGGTTGTAATAATAAGCCAAGATGGAGGCAATGGGAAAAAGCAGAATACGAAAGGATTTTCAAAAAATGAGCAAAACAGACCGTATATTATCCCTCATCACCGAACTACAAACAGGAAAATACATACTAGTCAAGGAGCATAGGGATAAATACCAATTAAGTGAAAGCACAGCCCAGCGAGACTTTAGATATGCCATAGATTACTTAAATCAACTTGGCGGGTCAGTTAAGATGGGTCGGGATACGGATAAGAATGTTAGATATTGGAGTGAGTGATGAAAACATTAAGTGTATACAGCTACGACATCAAAGGTAAATCGCCAAAGTTTAGAGATTTAGAGCTTTGGGAGATTGAGCGAGATAACCTTGGCTTGTTAGGGGTGCAAGATACTTTCAAATCTGATTTTGATTATGTTAGCCCAGATTGTATTTTGGATTATTTATATAATCAACAAGGAACTTTCATGGGTAATATTTGGACGTATACCCTTGACGAAATAAAAGAACTTTTAAATAATGCTTAATAATCAATATATGACGTGTTACAATTAATTCATATATTAAAGGAGAACAATTGTGGACTTAGTAGATAAAAAAGTATTTGTAATAGCTACCCGCAAATCAAATAACGACTCGTGGGAAACTTCGGGAGCAACTTATGGTAATTTAGTAGATGTAAATGCAACCGCCGATGGATTAGCCAAAGTATTCACAGGAGAAGTTAAAGTGTTTGTATTTGATAGAGCACGAGAGGTTATAAATGTAGAAATGAATTATAAGGAGCCAGATAGATGATTGATAAGTTAAATGAGGACAGCGATTTATTAGTATCAGATCCCATATACAAGCCAAGTCATTACCAACTAGAAGACGGCACACAAGTAAAAGACCATATCACAAGTTTAACAGCTCACATGTCAGGGGTTAGGGCTTGGGCAACAGGTAACGCAATCAAATACTTGGCTCGTGCTGGTCGTAAAGATGACACGGTTAAAGACTTAAAGAAAGCACAAGAAAATATTCAGATTATTATTGATGATATTGAAAAGGAGAACAACTAATGAAAATTACAGTAAAAAACAACTATGGTAAAGTAAAACGGGTTAAGATTGGTCTGTCATGGACTTTCCTATTCTTTGGCTTCTTCGTACCATTATTCCGAGGTGATATGAAAAATTTTATGATTGGATTAGCTATTGATATTTTAGGCGGTCTAGTAAGTATTGGTATCATCACATTGGTATATCATATTTATATGTTTATCAAATACAATGATGACTATTTACAAGAATTATACCGACAAGGCTATCACGGACAAGAGAAAGGTGAGTTTTAATGACAAATTACAACGTTACAATTAAAGAAATTACAAGTACAACAGCAGGACAAGGATTTACAATCGGTCAGGGTGGGGTTATCTCAATTGAATTTAATCCTACATTGGCAAGTAGTATCACCAGTCAATTACCAAAAGGAGATTTTTACCTGATTAAGTTCACAGATGAAAATAAATTCATGTATGTCCCTAGCACTCGATTTAAGGCTACCTTTACTACTTCTGTTATAGTTGAACCAGAACCAATTGAAAGTACCTTAAACAGCCAATCAGAGACATCTAGCCCTATTAACGACTCAACAAGCCACAGTGAAACTAGTGAGTCAACGTCTAGCTTATCAACTAGTCAAAGTATAAGCGAACAACCAACCTTAGATTTAAGAGGTAAAAATAATGGATAATCAATCAAAAGAAAAACTAAATCAACTAATAGTAAAAATTATTTTATTCTTCGTACTAGTTGCCATTATTGCCTTACCTATTTGGCTATTTACAATCTTTGGTAGTATTGTATTCTCTATCTTAGTGTTTGCCGTTGAAATGGTTGTATCATTAGGTATTGTATTAGGATATAACAATTAGTCCTGTGAAAGGGGCTTTTTTTATTGCGTATTTTATGATATAATATTAGTACACAAAATAAGCGAATGGAAACATAATAATGGCATGGGCTATAGATATAATCGTAACAACACTTCACAATTCACACATTTTTGTCGCAATTATCTATGCCAGTTTTATTGATATATTTTTAGGTATTATTAAAGCGGTTGTATCTAAGTCATTAAATTCTACTATTAGCGCTTATGGCTTATTAAAACATTGTTTACTTATTTTAATCCCACCACTAACAGTACCAATATTTTTTGCATTGGGATATGGCGACTATTGGAGCGTATTTGAAACCCTTGTATTATTTACACAAGCACTTAGTTTGGCGGAGAATTGGATCGCATTAGGATTACCTTTCCCAGAAGCAATAGCCAAGTATTTAGATAACGAGAAAAAAGAACTAGTTAAACAATCAGACGAACCAAAGAAATAGGTTGTATTTTTTTATTTAGTGTGATACAATGGTTATACAAACTTAATTAAAAGGACGAACCAACATGAAATTTACGTACACAGAACACTTGGGATTTGATGAAAATAACCAACCAATTACAAATGATTACAAGTTTTTACGGACAATCAATACCGAGAAAATCTTTAAAGATGAAACTGGTGATGAATTTAACGCGCAATTGGGTGAAGTTGTAAGTCGATTGGCTAGTTTCGAACAGGACCCCACAGACCCTCAAAAAGCCAGTGAAATTACTTCATTACAGTTTATTGAGACACGCCATGATGTTTTGAAATTCTTGTATGCCCAGACAGTTGATGGCGTATTAGTACAAAATGAAGATACACGCAAAGAATATGAAGAGTTAGATTTGCCAGAGGGTGTATTATTCAATCAATTTCTTGCTAAGCTCACAGGTCAAAAGTAAACATACAAATGATGAAGGTGAAAATAAATATTACTTAATTTATAGGATAATAGCCTTTCTAATGCACCTTAATCAACCGCTAAGCGAGATATTAACCCTTGATACAAACGAAGCGAGTGAGATTATCCGCCAGTACAAAAAATTAACTGCTACTAAATCAAAACCAAGTAAGCCAAAGGGTCTGCCAAAGATTGATTATAGCCAACAAAAAAAGCCAGATGATTAATTTCATAAGGCTTTTTTATTTAGTCTGGAACTGCACCTAACCACTCTGGGTCTGCTGATGTTGATGTATTCCCAATCCCTCTCAAAGGCGTACGAGCACTAATTGGACTAGCACTGTATATTGATGAAGCAATGCCTGTACGTGAATGAATAGCCAGAGTCCATGTATAAGGGTTCCCATCAAAAGGAGCACCAGATACATAAAATACATTGTCATAGCCGTTGATGTCTGGATTGGCCCACGTTGGCATTTTTTCGATTAATTGTGTAGTACCTGTGCCGTAGTTTTGTGTACCAGATGAGGAAATATATCCGGCTTTGATAACATTCCCACTACGAACGATATTCAATTTTCTACCATATCCAAACGTAACAAATCCAGTACGGAAATAAGCATCGATATTTATAAGTGTCCATGTGCCGGTACTGGAAGCGGGGAAAGTTGTTGATGACGTATGTGATATATTGGCTTTTAATATAGCATTCTTTAAATAACCATTATCGGTATTACTACCATTTAACGAGTTTACCATAACTACATCACCTGCGTTATATCGTATATTAGGTTTCCAATTAGGATAAATACCAGCTGTGACTTGATTGGCAAATGATACCGAATTTGTCCCGTTAACCAGCCAAATAGGGATATTGGCTTTTGTATCGCCTTTATTCAAATCGCCAGATGGACTAGTGAAAAATTCCACCGTGTACTGGTTATTTTGAACTATTTCTCCATCTTGGTTTTGTTGTGTTAAGTCAGCAATTAAACCCAAATATTGTGTACCTGTTGTTGATGTTGGCGTATATGTTGTAGTGGAGGTTAGTTCGAATAGTCTTCCTTGAATTAAAGCCTTACCCGCCGTAACTTGTACTGCTCCGTTTATCAATGTGGGTACTAATCCTGTGATAATTCTATTCCCAATACCACTAAAAACAGCTCCATCAGCGCTTGGAGATACGTTCATATAATCTGATTGGTATACTAATTCTGTATTTGCTAATGTCATGTTTTATGCCTTTCTTAAATCAAGTCTTGTAATTTGTATAAGTAAAATTCAAACGGTATAGATGTGCCTGTACCACTTGCTACAGAAACAGTCACAGTATTGGCGTTTAATATGGTTTGAATGGTACTATATACAGAGAGTAAATTATCCCAATACTTTGAGGCTGGGAAACCTTTATTTAGTAGCGTAAATGTATCCAAGTTATCTAGCGAGTAGCCAATCATATCACTTGAAATTTGAAGGGGCACGTTCGTTTGGCTCGTTGTTAGAGTAGCAGACAACCCATTTGGAGCCGTTAAAGTCACATTTACGGGAGTTGTTTGTGATGGGATATTGATTATAAAACCATTATATCCATCAGTTTTAACCTCGTCTGTGATTATTTGGTAACCGTATTTATACGTGTTTATATCCCCTAGATAAGTCACATCAACAATAGCTATATCAGCATAAGGTTGGTTATCCAAATTACCGTGATGATAATATTTATAGGTGTATTTTTTAGTCCCACCAGTATAAGGATAAACGGTTGCACTTGTACGTTTAATAGGCGATTGCCACCTACCAGCCAACTCTAGTGTTAATTCTGCTTGTACACCATTCACATAAGGGTTTTCTATAAAGTCAATTGTTTTAATCTTGGCTTGTTTACTAAATATTAAATCTGGGTCGTTTGTATTAGCCACAGAAATTTGATTAATTGAGTTTTGGTTTTTAGCTATCCATTGCGCACGAGCTTGTCTACCATTATCATAATCAGACATAAAAGTCAATACCAACTTAACATCATAAGACGAATACATAAGTGAGATATTAGTTACTGATGTAAAAATAGAGTTTTCGCTTGGGTTTAAACTATCAAAACCCGACATGTCCAAATACTCAGATCCGACATTACTTGGGTCACTCGAGTAAATAGTTCCCTCGTTATTTTTTAAGTAAATTGTTCTAGTATCTGACATCTCTAGTCTCCAAATGTAATATCATCATTATCGCCCACAATGGCTTGGTTTGTAGTGAAGTTTATCTCTCGCAATTGGCTAGTAACAATAGTATCCTCTAAATTAGCCAATCTAATATACTGACCAATGAAAGGACTATCCCTCTGACCAATAAATAAGGGATAACCATCTAATCTCATAACCATTTGAGACCTGATAGCATAAATACTCGTTTTTAATAGGCTGGTCGCACTCTCCACCAATTCAGACAGAGTATTGTTCTGAAGACTTGCATAAGCCACACGAGGGGTTGCTCCAATATTAATGATTCCGTTCGTAGGCACTTGGCTTGTTACAACATTAAAGTTTTCATCTAAGTAGGCATAATACCCAAACATAGAGCCATCTTCCAAATAGCCAAATACCATTGATGTCTCACTATCTGCGTTTCGTGATTGTTTAACATACTCCAAAACGTTTGTGGTTTTTAAATCAATAAAATAGTTGGGATTATCAGTGTTATTCTTAGCTGAACCAGTAACTACCACTCGAGGACTTGTTTCACCAATATAATAAGTAAATTGTATATTCCACGCACCATGTAATCGAGCAATAAAATTCTTAAATATGGTATTAATCGTACTTTCTGTATTATCAGAGTAATTAGATGTTTTGGTAATATCCGAACTAATCGACATGGACCCATTATTTTTTAGATATGGGTTATTGCCAGTTAAGAAGTTCCATACACTCATAATAGCATTAGCCAAGTTAACCTGTGGCAAGTAAGAACCTTTTGGTATATACACGTTTTCACTTAAATTCATAATAGGAGCAAAGCGATAGGTTTCATCGTTAATCTTACTCAAAAACATAATCCCAATTGCTTCGTTGGCTGGTCGTGAATAATTAGCGCTAATTACATATCCATTTTCCATATTGGTTGCGTCCATTATAATATCGTTTTGTCGAGGATAGTAGCCAAGTTGGTTGGGTTCTGTTAAAAAGACGACATCAATAAAACGTGTGCCATCTAACTTTAGAACATCATTTTTTATTAATACATTCATTGTGTAATATTCCCATGTAGCGTCTGTTGAACGTTGCATGATTGTAACAGCTTTTCCAGTCTTTTTCATACTACGATTATATCACATTTTAGACAATAAAAAAAGCACTTTTAATCAGTGCTTAATCCAACTCTACGCAATTCACGTTTAATTTGAGGAACAACCGAGTCAGGGTTTGCGCCATTGACATTAATCGTAACTTGATTAGATGTGGTTGATGTAGATGTTCCAGCAGTAGCCAATGATCCACCAGCCAATCCGATACTTGGCAACGATATGTTACTCATTGAGCCAGTTAATTGGTCTTTCAAAGTCTGTGCATGGCTACTAATAAATCCATCTTGGCTTGTCATACCAACCGCAATACCTTGAGGGATAAACTTACCGACCATATCTCTCATCACACGACTTGGCGAATGAATACCAAGTAATGAACGTATTTTCTTTGGTATCATATCAGTAAGAGCACCAATGGCAGATGTAACTGATTTCCATGCTCCTTTGATACCACTAGCAATGCCGTCAACAATATTTTTACCAATGTCAGCAACATTTCCAATGGCTTTACTAATGGCATTAAACACACCAGAGAAGTGACTACCAATTTTACCAGCTACGCCAGATACTGATTTGATAATTCCCGAGACCATACGCCCAGCAAATCCAATAATACTACTGAATGTATTGGCTATTCCACGACCGACACTACCTAAGCCAGAACCCATAATTCTAAATCCGTTAGCAATATTATTAAATACACCAGACAATGAGCTAAATAGTCGTGAACCAAAACCGATAATTCCACTAAATACACTACTTACAACCTTACCAACAACCCCTAATACCCCATTAAATCCAGCAAATTGTCCCATCAATTGACCGATGAAACCAGCCACAGTAACAAATATAGGAGCTAGGGCTTGAATAACAGAACCAACAAATTGAATTACAGGTGTCAATACCCTAGCTACACCAGCCAAAACATTAAATGCGGTGGTTAATGCTCCCATCACACCCGATACAAACCCACCTAAGAATGCCCCTAATATTTGGAACACAGGCATAAGGCTTGAGGCAATTACATTGACAATTGGCTGTATAGCATTCCACAAGTTGACAAATGCATTTAATAGTGGTTGTATAGCTGGCGTAACATAACCTAAGAATGCTTGGAACCCAGATTGTAACGCTGGTAATATGGCTTGTGCTAAATTAGTCAAAGCGCTAAAGTCCATAGTACCTAATATGCCACTAATAGTCGTTGAAATAGTAGCGAACAATGTTTGAATCTGATTACCACTACCGACTAAGCTACTAATAACCCCAGATAGTCCAGAAAATGCTTGCGGGATCGCTTGGCCAATTGCTCCAAATGTATGTTCTATCACTGTTCCTAATTGGCTTATAATACTGCCAATTCCAGTTATTTTTCCCAATGGCGTAGTAATATCTAATGACTTAATCCCATTGTTAACAGCAGTGATAATATCTGCAACACCACGAGTCACAGCAGTTTTTGCATTAGCCATAGCTGTTCCAATACCGCTCGTACTATCTTGCGCAATCTTAGATAGTGAAGCAATACCCCCACCACCATTTTTATCAAGGTTCACAAGTGCGTCATTAAATTGAGATACAGAAATAGAACCATCAGACAAGCCAGACTTTAGAGCACCAGTAGTAATGCCCATTTGCTTAGCCATAGCATTCAAAGTTGGGCCCAAACCACTATCAATCATTGAGTTCCATGTTTCAGCGTCAATCTTACCATTAGAGAACGCTTGACTTAATTGGGTAATTGAGTTAGTAACCTGTTCAGTTGTTCCGCCAAAACCTAAGATACCATCATTTAATGCCTTGAATACACTAACTGACTGTGGCATATTACCATTAAGTGAAGAGGTTAACAATTGTACACCAGAAACAGCGCTATCAAGAGATGTTGGTAATCCGTTAATGGCGTTTTTCAGGTTATTCATTTGAGTATTGACAACACTAGTCTTAACCCCCATGTTTTGAAAGTTACGTGTGGCATTGGTCAGAGTATCAATACGAGTGATAGCGCCTTGAACATTATTTGTAATTAATGAAAATGCTTTACCAACAACCGTAGCACCAATTGCACCAATAAAAGAACCCATAGCTACTGTACCAACACCGAGCTTTTGAGTTAAACTACTGGTCGATTTGCTTGCTTGATCTAATCCGCCAGTTTTTGCGCTTGCTAATTCAGCTTTTAATTTTACGGCTTGACTTTCTGTTGTTTCTATGTCTCGAGTAAGTTTTTGAGCCTTAACACTATTTGCGTCAAAACCCTTACTAGCTTGCATACTTGCCAATTGGCTTTTTAAGGACTTACTTTTATTTTGTGTTGCTGTTAATTGGTTCTCTAAAACACTAATATTTTTAGTTAAAATACTAGTATCGCCCGTTAATTTGAATGCGCTGTTCAAGTTTCGTGATTGATTGGCCAATGAACGAATATCGCCATTGATTTGCGCAATTGATTTCGTAACAGACCCAACATCTGCCCCAATCTTCAATAAATATGATGAACTAGTAGCCATTTAAAAGCTCCTTTTGATGGATTACCCAGCTAGTGAGTAAAAAAACGTCTTAGAATGCCGTACAGACACTCCTTTATTCTACTTATTATATCATATTTTAGGCAATATAAAAAGCCCTAAACAAACGAATGTCAAGGACTTAATGACTGTTATCCGCCTATAATACCCTTAAAATCAGCGGGCTTTAAAATCTTAGTTTTGTATGTGTCAAACACTGAAGCGTTTTTGGTTGTTCTAGTAACAATGAATTGCTTAACAATACCCTCGCCAAAATCAAAACCATCAACGTTCAAAGTACGAGAATAAACCTTAGGGTTGATTTCATCTTCGTCTTCATCGTCACTTTCCGTATAGGCACCAGACGTTACACCATAATAGACTTCGAGCTTCTTAGTAACCGTTCCCCCATCATCTTGCACGTCCAAAATCCGTTGAACAGAAAACTTAGGATACTTTCCATTATCAGTAAAGCCTGTTCCACTATCCAAATAACCCATTTGTTTCATTTCATCTGGCGTATATTGTAAGTTGTCTTGGTCGATAGTCAGTGTCTTAGCATTTAACAGAGTCATGTGTGTTTGAGAGTCTGCATAAATCTTTTTGCTATCTTGATCTACAGACGGATTAAACTTTTGTACACCCGTTGAATAAGTAACTGCGCCAGTACCATCGCCACTCAAACCATAAGTGACCTCTTGCGTACCGTGTGTAATTTGTCGTGTATTGTATGCCATGTTTTTATTATCCTCACGTGAGTTTTATATCTTATGTGTATTATATCATATCATTTAACAGATGTCAAAAATGATTTACCTAATTGGGTTCGATACCGATTGAAAAAGCCAGCATGGACTCCCCGCTTATTTTGAACGTTGACAATTTCCATAAACGCTGTCCCCTCTTTTCGATAATCATGAGTGGGGTAAACAACCGAGTAATATTTTCCATGTTTAACCGATACGCCACTAACCATTTGGCCAGTTCTACCTTTAGGAGCCATAACATGCCATACACCCAAAGCCGAGTTAGATTGTGAAGAGGCTTGTTGTGCTGTTTTATCTCGCTTTTCTAACACTTTAGCGATTGCAAATTTCTTGGTACCGTTCGCAATATCAACTATTGAATTAACTCTCTTAACCATTAGAGTACAACCACGTCTTTTGTATATTGAACCAATGTATTAAGGTTTTCATCAATCGCAATTTCAGAGACTTGTGTATAACCTAAATCAGCCAACTCTTCTGAATTATCTACTGTGGCATATACATTTAAAGTAACTCGCCAATAATGAGGTCTTTTGTCTGCTGTTACCTTAGTAGTGAGATAATTTATAATTGCCGAGGTGTTATCAATCGTTTCTAAGTCTGTTTTTTGTCCGTACCAACTAACACTAGTAAATTTGTCCGCCAGTTCATTTTGATACTTGGTTAATTTAGTTTTAAAATCAGCCATTATCGATTACCTCCTGAACCAATTTCTAATTTAATACCATTTATACCGCTCTCTTGTTTGTCGAGAATGATGTAACTTTTTCCCTTAATGGTAACGGCGTCAAATTCCCCAAACGTATCAACATTACCGTGAATAACAAGATTATACATCAATCGTTTATTAGTGTTGATTTGATACCAGTTTTTAGCGACAATTCTTGGTTGTTCTAATCTGCCATTAACGGTCTTGGTTAGTTCCGTATTCCCTAGCTTATTGAATAATTTGGCACTTACAATTCTCATTCTTGCCACCACCTGAAATATTCTTCTAAGTCTGACATTTTAGAGTCATGATATTGCCAAAGAGCGGGAGTTAGAGTATCACCAAAAATACCGATATAAATAACCTCTTTAGCATATTCATATAGATTTTTATTAGTTGTATCAATTGTAAGTGTTGGGTTTAAGCGCTGTGCTCTATTGATAGCTGAATTTTCTAACTCCTCAATAGTTCCAGACCAATCAGAATATGTATTGTCATCAACGTTTAAATATTTTTGATAATCAAAAGTAGTCATAATAGTCAGTTTCCTTTCAATAAATTATAACATAAAAAAAAGACTATTTCTAGTCTTAAATTTGATTATAAATACTATGCCGTAACAGAAGCAGACAATGCACGATTAGCTGCCAACAATGAACCAGCCACATAAGCACGACTTTCAACATATTGTGCGTTTTGTTGGATTACGAATGAGCCAAGTGTTTCAACCCCTGAACCTTGGAAACCAATTAGGTATGAATTAATATCAACAATGACATAAGGGATTTCAACTTTAAGCCCTTCGGCGTCTAATACATCAGTGGGAACCATTGCTTTAGCACCGAATGTGGTTTGCCCTAACAAGATAGCAGCACTCACAGCACCATCACCGCTTGCCAACTTGGCATTAGCTGCGTTTGATAGGAAGATAACCTTTTGAGAACCCTTAACCTTAGCAAAGTCAGAGATGATAGCTTGTCGTAAGTCATCGCCAGTATATGTTTTTGGCAATTTTGTACCAGTCACTGTCAATTTGTCACCAACGATAGGATAAACAGCAGTAAATGGCGTTCCGTCTTCGTTAACAACCCCACCACGTAGAATAGCTTGTGCCAAACGTTCGATAACATAAGCCGGTAATTCACGCATTAGCCAATCAACCAAAGCGCCACCCTTTAAGAATGTCATGTGGTCGAGACGTTGCAACTTGTAAATAGCCATAGGGACTAAGTTACGGATTTCGAATTTAGTCTGTTGAACAGTCTTATCTGCCAAAAGCTTATGACCCAAAGCCCCAACGGTGTTCTTAGGTTCGATTACAATTGAACCGGCTTCGATATTAAATACAGGCTTGAATTGAGAAAATACGACATCTTCTTCAACCGCTGTTTCAATAGCTGAGATAATTTTAAGCGGTACCAAGTCGGCTTCGTTAACGTCTTGTGTAATTACGCCAGCGTTATCCAACTTTTCGAGCCATTGCTTTTGAAAGTCTTGTCCGTTATTACCTGCTCCAAATGCCAAAGTAGCATAATCAGAAACGGCTTTATTACTCTTCAAATATGATTGTAATTCCATAATAATATTTTCCTCACGTGAGTTTTCTAGATTAGTGTTAGTATATCACAATAATTATTCTTTGTCAAACTTTTTCAAGATTTTTCCGAGTCGTAATGCTTGCATATTATCTGATACGCTCAACTTTTTAACAAAACTAACCAATTCATCAACGGACTCTGTTGCATTGTCAGGTTGTGAGTCATCTGGATTGTCTGGATTATCTTTTGGTTCTTGTGACTTGATGAAGTCTTCTAAGTCATTTTTTACGTCAGCAATTGCGACTAATACGTCTTGAATCGTTGGTTGCTTGTCATCTGTTGGTGTTGCTACGGGTTCTTGGTCTGCCATTGTAATATTCTCCTGTTTAATAATTTCTAGGCTTTGTGTAATAGTTGCTTTTGGGTCTGCGGGCACTGGGGTTACTGACAACTCCAATAAATCAATATCATCAATGTTATTGTTCTCATCAATTTCTCCAACTCCAAACCCAATTGAGACGGATAGGACACCAGCATGAATTCCATCTAATATTTGCTGACGATTAGAAACGCTTTCGAAGATAGAACCTGAATAAGCCAAGCCCTCATCATCAACCGAAGTCATTGTTGCTTCCCCAATTGGCATACTAGACCAGTCGTGTGATAAAAGTAATGGTACCTTTTTCCCGATCACTTTTTTACCAGCTTCTTGGGTTACTGTAATACCAGAACGAGTGCGGGTTAGTGAATTAGCTACGCCCTTAATAATTCCGTCATTCGTTTCCGTCTGTGCTTGTGTTATCAACGTTGCTTGTGTTTGCATTAGCCGTGCTCCCTGTTTGTAATAAGGCATTAACTTCTGGATTGTTAAGTGCCACAGCGTTTTTGTTACTAAATATAATCTGTCCTAGTCCATCGGGATATGCTTCGAGACCTAAGTTTTCACGCAAATCATCATTGACAGTTGTACCAGTGTAAAGTGTTTCTTTGGCAAATGTTGTAAAACTCTCTAATGTGGCAAATTGAACTAAGTCAAGAATTAGCTTGATACGTGAGCCAGCAATATATGAATTATAGTCAAATAATTCTGCGTTAAGTAGTTCTTCAAATGCTCCCATCAACGGTCTTAATTGACTGGCATAGAAAGCTCGGTACTCTTCTTCGGTATATGAGCCATCAAGTAATTTAGATGATATGTGGAGCTGTTCATAAATCAAAGCTCGTAAATCAGCCAATGCGGTTCCGTCTGGATTGGTAAGGTTAGCGTGGTCTTTTGTGCTTTCATTCGTGTTAGTTAAGAATGAGCCAAACCGCTTGATTTGATTATTTACCGCTGTCAATCGTGGGTTACTCTTATTTTGAAAATCTGCTGACTGACTCTCGTAACCATTAATGTTGTCATTTTCTTTTCTAACGTCATTAGCTTTGATAGAACTTTGGATTTCAAGAACGTTTGAACTCTGTTTCGTACTTAAAATATCAATCAAGTTAGCATATTTGTCTAACAGTGTACTTGGTCGTTGTAACTTTAATTGAGGATATTCATAAACCTTAAAACCCTGTTTATCTGGTTGTGTAGAATAAATTTCAATACTTGTTGGAGCTTTGGCATTTGGAGCAAAATAAACTTTATAATAGACCCTACCAAATTTTAATAAGCCAAAAGCAAACTCATACATCATCTGATTAGCTGTTTGTTTATCACTTGGTTTTAAGTTAAGTAAATAGTCTAATCGTTGATTGTTGCTAACGTTTTTTAGGACAAACTTGCCTTTTGTAAATTCACGAGCAATAAACTTGACAACTTCATTATGAATATCTAACTCAAAGCTCTGACCGTCTGCGTCTAAGTAAATATAGTTATTTGTACCATTGCTTGACAACGGCGTAACTGCGTTGGGGGTTAAGAAATTACTTACCAACGCACTAAAATCAAAAGCCATAGTATGCCCTTTCAAAAATGTATTATCTTTAATGCTAATTATATCACAAAAAAATGAGGTTATCAACCCCATTCAAATAAATTATCATTCAAATCATCTAACTGTGCTCGATACGCCATAATAAACGCCCAAACCGGATCTATTTTATCTGCGGACTTCTGTTTGTTAGGATATACTTGCCCAGCCCCATCAACCTTAACGTTAACGTTATTTAGAGACCACAACATAAGAGTATCTAGTAATTGAGCATTATTTTCTGCTATCTTACCTTTGATTAGTTGAGTAGGTTCGCTGACTACATTCGTTATTGGTCGATATGGCTTGTATTTATCTGCCCCGAATTCATCTGTAATGAGCTTAATAAATTCTTTGGCATAATAAGAATCACCCCCCATACCTACAACTTGTAAACCATTACTATAAATGTAATCTTGTAACCACTCAAATATTTCTTTACTATCTATGTTACCACCATCTTGTAATGTCAATTCATCATTTGCAATAAAGTTGGCATAATGTAAACGTTGCTCCTTGTTAGTATGTTCTGTCATGGTAATTTTAGGAAGCCAAGCATGTGACTTAACCTTAATCTTACCATCACTTTCCCAAAAAATAGCCACAGAGGATAAATCGTTTTTAGCTGACAAGTCCCAACCAACATAGACCTGATTATCAAAATAAAAGTCGTGGGGTGCGATTGCTCGTTCTAACTCTTGTGTTGTGAATAATGAGTTGTATTGGCTTTGTGGAATATTAAACGACTTAGCTAAAAACTCGGCTTGTGCTACTGGATTGCCTTTTGTTTTCATAAAGTTTTCATACGTAATTTGCGGGTCACTAATCGACTTAACAAATGGCATGGCTTTTTCGTACACTGTAATATCCGTACTCTCTTGTAAATCGTCTAATTGATAAATCATGGGGAACGTACTATAATCTTCAATCTCGTCATCAAGTATGCGCTCCCAACGTTTGAAATAACTATCAAAGACACTATCACGAGTTACCCCATTAGTTGAAATATAAACTGTGGTAAATCCAGTACCCTTACGTTTTGGCGCTGAACTCTTTCTGATGTTTTCAATAACGTTGGTTGTATAACTATGAAATTCATCAAAAATAGCCATACGAACATTGACACCATCTGCCGTTTTATTGTCCATCGCTTTAATTTCAATTTGGCTATTAGTGGGAGTCCAGCGGATTTTACCCTGAATTGGTTGTATTAAGTCCATCTTTTTAAAGTCATATAGTGGGCTTCGGTCATCACTAACCATGTCAGTTGCCGTTCTAAACGTATTCTGTGATTGGTTGACAGAGTTACTCATAACTAATACATCTTGACCTCTATGACTATCAACAATCATAACAGCCAAAGCCAAACCAGCCATAAATGTTGACTTACCAGAACCAGCTCCAATTATTAAACCCAAATCAGTAATGACCGGTCGTCCATCGTCATACTCAAAACCTAATAACTCGATCCAGAATTTTTGTTCAATTTCTAGTTTCATCTTTGAACCGGTATCGCCTTTTTGTAAATAGAGGCTATTTTCCATGAAAGATATTAAGCGCTTTGGGTATCGCTCATTGTAGTTATAATGTGATAGATAGTAAGGTACTCGGTCTAAGGCTTTAATAACCCACTGTGACATTGGTTTTCCGTCTCGATATAACTTTAAATATTCGTAATACCAGTGCATACTCAATTCTCCGTATCTTCAAAGATTTCACGAGCCTTTTTCTTAATATCATCCGCGGTACTATCTGAACTAGCCAATTTCAACTGCTCTAGCTTTTCCTGTGTAATTGGGTCGAAGTATTGAGGATAAACACGTTCAAAAAATGATAGACTTGCTTTCAAATCTTGTTGTTTGGTGGTTATCTTCTCACGGTTTAGAATACGTTCGCCAGTGGTATCGTCAACATCAAAATATTGTTCGGTTATCACATTACTAGTCTGTAAAAAGCCAAGAAATAAATCTAAAATTTCGCTTGGTACTTGGCTTGATTGGAAACTATCTCCAGCGAATAGCTTTTTTTTAATTTGTCCCATATTGGTATTACCTCAATTTAATAGTTATAAAATCTACTTGATTGGTGTAGCGGTATGAATTTACTACTTGGCTTTTTGAGCATGGCAAACGTTTTCAGACTCTCTTGTTTGCTTGTGTGTCTCATCATGCCTCTAAAAACGTTATATTTATAATTCATTTGGTCGAGAATGTCAGGGTTTTCGATATATTGCTCATCATAGTTTGCTTCAAGTGCGTAAATGTCTGCGTTAGACAATAGGTCTTGATAATGCTTGACCGTCTGATACATACTTGAACAATCAGTGATGTAAACTAGCTTTTCGTTAGTATCTTTTTCAACAATCACAAACCCATGATTTTCAATGTCGTGAGGGACTAAGAATGCTTGAATAGTGAAGTCTTTGGTTTCAAATGTTCCTCGATTGGTATGAAAATATAACCCTTTATACTTGCCAAATAATCTGTTTAATCCGCTTTGATTTAAGTGGTCTCCATGTTCGTGCGTGATGAAATACTCGTGTGGCAATTCTAAGTTATTTTTTTCTAATAGGTTATGCCACTTTGAGTATGATAAGCCAAAGTCAAGTGCAATATTCTCATGTTTACCCTGAACAATTGAAGCATTACCTGATGAACCTGTGGCTAGTACGTATAATTTCATGATTATCTTCTCTTATCTAATTTTAATAAAAAAACCAGCCGTATGAGGGCTAGTTTAAGTATAACACGTTTAGCCTAATTCTGGCACATAGTAATAGTTTTCTCCAGCTTGTTGACGGATAAATGTAATATCATCGCCCTTTTTCAATTCGGAGAAGTCTTTAATATTAAATGCTGCGAGTAATGCCTTGCGCTTGTGAGCCATAGGGTACATCTTTTTATTTTTTGGATCATATACAGAGAAACCACGAACAACGGTAAATACTGACTTGTCTTTTAATTCAACCAATACAGCAACCTTAAAGTCATTGGTAACTACTTCTACAATCTTGCCTGCAATAATACCTTTTTCGGGTTTGCTTGCTTCTGGGAATGGCTTGTCAACACTCCAACCGCTGATTTGCTTACCCTCTTTAGTCTTGCGTGAGAACTCATAAATCTCAACTGCACCAAGTTTAGTTAGCTTATCACTCAATTCATCAGCATTCTTAACCCCAAATTGTGCCAAGTGGTCAGCGATATAATCAGGATTTCCCCACTTTACTTCTACGATTTCTTTTTCAACTTCAAAATACATCTGAATACTTTTGTCATCTGCATTTAGAAATACGAAATTTGCTTTTGTCATTGTTACACTTCCTTGTCTTTTTAATATGCTTTAATTATATCACATTGTGTTACATTGTCAAGAGTTTTTAAACCAGTCTTTTATTTTCTTGTTAGCTAGGTCGATATAAAATCTATAATCAATATCGTTAACGTTGTAATTAGCCAAGTCGTCATTCACAACCGTCATCTTTTCGGGAGCGTCACTAAATTTAGCAAGGGAACCATTGACACGCTCTTTGAATAGTGAGACTCCGTTTAAACTTGCGTATACACGGTTTACTTTGTTGTCAAGTGGCTTACCGTTTTCATCAACTGTCCTACCTGTTTGGGTTTTACCTTTTTGACTAACTAGGGTATATGTGAAGTCGCTCAATTCGCCTTTTAATGCTGTGATAGCTGGATCTGTTTTATCAAGGAGGTAATTAAGAACCATCTTGTCAATAATTATCGCACCTGATTTGGCTAGTTTATTGACATATACAGATTGACCGACTGTTCCCCCTTTGGTTTTGATATGGTCGTATTCATCTACTGCAACATAATTATTTACGTCTCGTTGAATGAAGCGCTTGAAATTTGTAACCTCTAATTCTAGTTTAAACTCGTTTTCCCAATTTGTACGCAACTCATCTAACACTGATTGTGTGGTAGTTGAAAATGGTTTAAACGCAATACCATCCGTATTCGTTTGGATAATAGTACCATAATCAGCCAATCTACTAGCTAAGTTATACAATGCAACCATACCAGAAACATTGACAGCGATTGCACTATGTGGGTTAAATAACTTAGACGTTTGTAATCGCAACGCACCATAGACGGCATTAACGACAATCTTTTGAGCACCAGCAACGGCAAGACCTTTTCTCTTATTATCCAAGCGTTCCTCAACCAGTTTTTTATACTTATCTGTTTTAGAACCTAATAGACCATCACGAATGATGATATTAGGGAACATACTAGCCACGTCCCACTGCTGTACATCAGTCTCATCTACTGGAAAATATCTCACTCGCTGTTTACCTGTCTTGGTTAAATAAATCTCTCCAGTAGCGGAATGTAGACCGCCCCAGCCCCATGTAAACACTTGCCCGAATGCAGAAGTAACCTCGTTAGCCCATTCATTAGCCTTTAGCTTTTGACGAATGGATGGCGTGTCTCCCTTACTAACTCGAGGGCTTGCTTCAAGTGCATTATTTAGAAATTCATCTACTTTTGTGGGTATGCCATATATTTTTGGTTTATCGGGTTTAAATTTATTGAGTTTGTCATTACCCATCAAATAATTAGCTGAAATAGTAGTGTTAGAATATCGGTGCATTTTCTCGGTACCATATTCATCAACAAGAATGTCCTTACCCTCAAAATATGTGGCTCGGGTATTATATAAATCAAGTTCAGCTTTCAAGTCCTGATGATTATAAATAACAACCTCCATAATTTGTGCTTTGGTAAATTCTCCATCGTAATCAAACGGTATAGAACTCTCTTCAACCGATAGACCTGCCATAGCTTCATACTTCTTAACGGAAAAGCCTAACGGTAATGTTTCGCTCAAATCGTATGACCACCATTCGAACTGCTGTCTTGGTCGCTTTCCTGAAACAATAACGTCAGATTTCATTTTGATATATTCAGTTGGACGTGTTTGTAAGATGTCATCAATCAGGTAGTCATCATAATTTCTGTTATTGAACCCCGTTACCCCTTCGCGCAACTTATCATAAATCGGTTTGGTAGGATATTTGTTTATGAAAATAGTGCCGTACTCACTGTCAATCTTTTCATCTGGTAAATTTGGCGCATTGACTATATAAAATGCTTGTCCGTCAAAGTTCATAAAACCAGCCATATTCATCTTGTTAAAAACTTCCAAGTCATATATCGTTTTCATTTCCTGTCCTCCTTTTGAACAACTAAAGTGTATCACGCTTGTGTCTTGTTGTCAAATGATTAGCTTGGGTCGCGCGTAGCATGTTCATACTCATACGGCTCTTCATTTGCGAAACCAATTGTCGACTCGTCCCATGTATCCACCAATGGCTTCACTAATTCGTATGGCATACCATTTTTGATAACCATGGTATAGATTAACTTGCGATAACTGGTTGACCGTCCCCCATCTTCAAACGGAGCCACTTTCTTGAGATAATTAACGATATTGTGCCTTTTGTACACCTTTTGTTTTTTAGAATGGTTCTTAATTGGCACTGGTCTATTCATCAACTCGTGTAATTTGATGATTTTGTCTGGTAAATCGTACAATTGTGCAATAAATGGACGAGCCAAGTCTAGGTTTTGAAAAAGGTAGGAGCCGTTAATTCTGATAGGCATAATTTGGCTTGAAATCTCTACACCATCTAAAAGGCTCTTATCACCTGTCTGTTGAATTTCAATACTTGGCTTATAAAAGATATGCAAATTGTCTGAAAGTGGCTTATATGCAAAAACAGAGGGGTCTGCGTTCGTTATGAAGTCGAAATAGTTTTCTCGTCCGTCATAGTCGCCGTGGTCAGTATCTAAATCAACCCAAATAAAATCGTTATTGGGAAGCAGTCCTAAATCGTTACCACTTTCAACCCACTTTGTCAACTCTGCTTCGTTTTTAAATCTAAAGTCACTCCAATTTTTGCCAAATGGGTGTTTAGATCCTTTTTCGTATGGTAAAACTTGAAATCCTTGTCGATAAAAATACAACCCAACGGTAAGTGTATCACTTGACATAAAAAGCACCTCCATTATTACTTGGTTTATAGCCATATCCCATCATAAGCTCTTTAATTGCGCTTGAGGTCGTTCTACCAGCCAACGTACGTACCGCTTTGTGGATAACTGTTTGTAAAATTTGGTTATAATCACGTAATGGTCGGCTATCATCACTCACAAGCCTATCAATCGTATCGTATGAGCCGAATTTGTAATCATCATCAGCTAAATAGTTAATCATATCGTTCTTGTCTAATTCTAAGAAGTTATCAGGGACTTTTTTACTTAATATCGTGTCTAATGCCATTTGGGTGTCACTAATATTGCTATGACGTTGAACAATCTCGGAGCGTTGCTTATCTAAATCAGTACCCGCCTTAATTGTTGCGTTGAATGGTTCTTTTTTGTTGTCATGTAAGAATGTGAACCATAGTGTTTCAAATAGCTCGTTGGTGCCTTGTAAATTGTCAAAATAAAAGTCCTGACCGTGCTTACGTGCTAACTCGGGACTCATGTCAATACCAAACTCAATTGGCATTTCTCTTCGGTCGCCTGTGGTATCTGTGAAAATATAATGGCGGTTAGTAGTAGCCACAAATACCGCTTTATTACGTAAGATGTCAGCATATTGGGCGTATGGTCGTCTTACTTGGAATAATGGCATACTAATAGCACTTTTAATCTCATCCACAACGCTTTTCAATTGTGAACCAGCCTTATCATCAGCATTAGCAATCAATGTACTAGCCAAGGCGATTTGAGTGTCCTTGTTTGATACGTCACCATAGAAATCAAACATCTTTGAGAACGATATACCATTGAAAAAAGCCGATTTACCAATACCTTGCGCACCAAATACTGTATATCGTTGTGGTACTGGACTATAAAGTGCGTTTGAGCCTTTAAATGTTTGATTGTGAAGTATTGAACCAAGTAACGACTTCAACCAGAATATTGAGTATTCATTTTTAGGTGCGTGTAACCATTCATACATCACTTTCTCATAAATAGATGGATCATAGTGTCCATTTTCGTTAATCGTAGCTAGAATTTTATCAAACTCGCTTACTGTGTTGGCTTGTGCTGTCTCTTCCAATACGTCACGAACAATTGTTTGCTTGGCTGTGCTATATCCATTTTGTTGTAAGAACATTAGAACCGCCATAACATTTCGTTTATCTAATTCGCCAGATATTACATGGAAGTTCTCATTTAGTTCATAGTCCGCTGTAATCTCAATTTGTCCGGTATCAACATTAAACGCCAAGATGTCTGAAAAATCTGGGATACTCATGATAGCTGTTTTAATAGCCAATTCAGATGAGTTCTCAAATTCATCATAAGCCCTTTTTACTGCTTCCTCGTTAAGTTTAAATGCAATGTTAGTCATTTGATTTGCCATGATGTGTTCTCCTTTAATTTATAAACCCAGTCTATCATTTGTGTTACATCGTTGTCAAGTAGTTATTTTTGGTTAGATTTATGTTTTATATTGGCCAGTTATGCTTAAACCCTTATATGCCAATGGGTTAGGTGGTGTTTTTAGCATTTTATATTAAATATCAAATATTAGAGTTTTTGAAATTTCCTAAAACCCTTATATGCCAAGGGGTTAAGTGGTGTTTAATATATAATATAAAATATATATAACATTATCTATATATACTATACCTATATACACTAGGGCTAATCGGGATATATACACACGTGAGGGTCTGTGCAAAAAACTGTTTGGTATATCGTAAAGTCATATGTATCAATGCTTTAGCCTCAATTAAAACTTTTTATTCAATACAAAATAACCATTTTTGCTCATTTGTGATTGAAGTCCATCTGGAATTATTTTGGTTTATTCGTTGTGTTACCTTATGTAATGTGGTATACTTGGCTTATGGAAAAATTGACTTTTAAAATTGAGACGAGGCTTATAAATTGGAATGAAGTTGCGCAAATGGCTTATTCTAAAGATAGCACTAAATACTCTCGAACTAAAAAACGACAACAGACATTTATTAAGCATGAGATCACGAACCAATTGGCTGATATACATAACTACTTTGGCTCATCTAAGGTTTCAGTTTCTTACAAATGGCACACGTCAACCAAATTTGACTTAGGAAACCTTGCTGCAGGAGAGAAGTTCATTGCTGATAGTATCAACGAATTAAAAATTTGGGACGATGACTTCAACATTAAGAAAATTACTCACGAACGCATTACCTCACAAAACGACTATGTTCAAGTGACAATATCGGGTAAAATGACGAATGATAACAAGGAAACCAGATCCCACTAAAAAACTTTACAAAACGAAAAAATGGCGTTGGATAAGCCAGATGGTAATTGACAGGGAGCATAACACATGTCAGTTTTGTCACAAGCCAATCGAGAATACGTTTAACATTCATCACATTGAGGTTGCGACTTTGGCCAATTTCTACGACATGGATAATCTAATGTTGCTACACGTTGAATGCCACCAACTTATGACCCGTTCCAAGAAGATTAAACGAGATGAAAGCGAATTATACTCGGTCTCACTAACAGAACATGGCAATTTAGTTGACTTTGATAAATAGGTGTGGTATATTATTTACATAGCCAATCAGTAGTCGTTAAATATAAGCTGTACTTATAAATTAGTTTCAAACTGATTGGCTTAGGTCGTTTCGCCGAACGGCTGGTACATAAATTAGTTGTTGACGTGGCTAGGTACAAGTGATATACTAAATATAGGCATTTCCTTGCCTCCTCCTTTCAATTTACGGTGCCTATGTCTACGGGATAGGTTAAATGCAAGCGTTTAGGACAGCCACAGTCGACTTTAGAACCATTCCAACACGGATAGGTTCTTTTTTATGCAGTCCAATAATGAATGTTGAAAAGCCACTCTAAATATGTCAATCGGTTAACATATAAATTTACCTGTGTCAATCAGTTGTCATATTGTGATACACGTTTTGATACTTTTGAAAAATTGGACGTAAATTCACGAACGC